GGGTCTGCCAGACCGCCTTCATGCCATCCCAGGCCCCTGTGAGTACGTCCTTGCCCAGCTGGAGCAGCCAGTCCTTAGCGCCCGCAAAGAAATCCTTGACCCAGCCGACGATCTTGCCGCCCCATTCAGCGAGGGTCTGCCAGACCGCCTTCATGCCATCCCAGGCCCCTGTGAGTACGTCCTTGCCACTGCCGAACAGCCAGTCCTTAGCGCCAGTGAAGAAGCCGAGAATGGCGTCCTTGAGGCCGGAGAGCCATTCGACTACCGAGTTCCAGACGCCCTTGATGGCATCCCAGGCCGCAGAGAACGCGCCCTTGATGGCATCCCAGGCGACGGCGAAAGCCTTGGCGATCTCCTCGTGGTACTTGATGCAGACCATCACGATGGCGATGAGCGCAGCGATGCCTGCGACCACGGCGGCGACGATGCCGATGATGGGCAGTAGCGGAGCCATGGCGGCCCACTCAACGGCCGTCAGTGCCACCAGGATGGGAGATAGAGCCATGAGCCCGACACCCAGCGCCGCGATCACGCCGATGATGATCTTGATAGGCCCAGGCGCGGCAAGGAAGGCGTTGATAATGGGCTGCACCACGGGCATGATCTTGGCGAACGCCTGGCCAATGGTGGCCATGATGGACGTCTTTAGGTGGTCTATGCCGTCGCCGAAGGCGTCTAGCCCGGCCACGGCATCATCGCTCATGACAGCGCCGGAGTCGCGGGCCTGCTTGGCCAGCTCTTCGATAGTCGCACTGCCGGCGGAAATGAGCGGGTTGAGTTCCTGCGCACTGCGGCCGAACACAGCCATAGCCAAAGCGTCGCGTTCGGTCTCGTTGCCGACCTGTCCTAACGCGTCGAAGGCTTCCAGCATGACGGTGCGCGAGTCGCGGAGGTTGCCGTTGGCGTCGGTCGCGGAGACGCCGAGAGTGGCGAACGCTTCGGCCTGCTTGCCAGTGCCGCCCCGGGCCGCGTCCATGCTCTTGGTGAGCTTGGCCTGAGACGACGCGACAGTCTCCATGTCGACACCCAGGTCGGCGGCGGCGTAGCCCAGCTCCTGGATCCGCTCGGCCGACATGCCGGTCTTGTCGGCCATCTCCTGCACGTCACCGGCGTTGCTGATGGCGGCCGCTCCCATGGCAACCAGCGCGCCTCCTGCGGCTGCCGCTGCGGCTCCCAGTTTGCCCGCCATGCCTTTGAGCTTGGTGCCCCAACCATCGGTCGAGCGACTGGCGTTTTCCTGCGCTGAGTCGACGTCCTTCACCTGCTGCTCGAACGTCTTCAGCTTGCTCTCGGTGGTGGCCACTTCGCGCTGGAAGGCGCGGTATTGACCGCGGTCGATCTCGCCGGCCGCGTACATCTGCTCGACTTTTTCTTGTGCCTGCCGGAGTGTGTCGAGGGCCTTGCGCGTCTCGGCGATCTTCTTCTCGAGAAGCTCTTGTTTCTGCCCCAGAAGGACGGTGCTTTCGGGGTTGAACTTCAGCCCCTTTTCGACCTGCGCGAGCTCCCTGTTGATCTCATTGGAGACCCTACTGACGCTCTTGAGCGCCGCTTCCAGCCCCGTGGTTTCGCCTTCGAGCTCGACCTTCAGGCCCTTGATATTGCCAGCGAACATGAGTTCACCCCCTTAGCCGAGTAGAGCATTGATGTCTTGTTGGGTGGCGCGACGCGGGCCGTCGTCATCACCGGCCCAGAGATCCACGAAGGACACGTAGTCGTCCATGGTGAGCAGGTTCAGCTCCTGGATGCTCAGACCTATGTGTTTCGCGGTTACGAGGATGCCAAGGCCAGGATCATCATCGAACCGTGTGCTGCGCTTGGGCTTGGGTGGCCGCGGCTCCACGAAACAGGCCCCGGGCGGCTTCCTCCATCACCGCGGTCCAGAGGGCTTCGTCAGTCAGGTCGACGTCTATGGCCTTCATCCACTCCTCGAAGGCCGGGAATGTTCCGCCGATCTTGGCCGTTTTCAGCATGGCCCACAGGATCTTGTACAGACCGATGAAACGGGCGTCATAGAACCGCTCTTCGTCCGCCGCCTTGGCAAAGCCCATGAGGTCGCCCAAAAGGTCGGCGTCCTTGCCGAACTCACGGGTATAGACGAACACCGTCCACGGCGAGGCGGCGATGGCGACCGTCTCCCCCGCGATGTTGATATCGCGCATGGTGATATCCCCCTTGGATAGCGTGGGGGCCGCCCCCAGTGGACGGCCCCGTGGTTGTTGCTGATCGACCGGCGCCTAAGAGACGATGGTCACCGGCGTGTAGACGGCGTTGAACCAGGCGTCGTAGGTGGCCGCGTTGGAAAGGCTCCGCTCGATAGCGCCCTTCACCACGAGCGTGGTGTCGATGTCGATGGGCGTGATGGTGAGCGCCAGCGTGGTCGTCGCCGGATCTGACTTCTCGCCCTTGGTCGCATGCTCTTCTTTGGGCCGGGAGGCCACGCACTTATAGAGCACGTAGCGCTTGTTCACGTCATTGCCCGTGACCTCGAACATGAGCGCGAAGGGGGTCGGCTCGGCGTCGGCGATCTCGACCAGCATGTCGGCGTCGTCGATGCCCCAGCCCAGCATGTCGGCGAGCACGGAGTCGGGCACCAGGGCCATCTCCAGCTCGCCGGTGTAGCCGTTGTTCTGAGTGCTGGTGTAGTAGGCGACGTTGTCGGCGTAGAACGTCGACGAATCGCCCTCAGGGGACAGCGTCAAGTTGACGGCCCCGGGGATGTGCGTCGGCGTGCCGTAGGTGGGCGTGTCTTCGTCGGTGATCATGGCGACGTAGACGTTCTCCAGCCCGAATACGACCTTATTGGCCATGGCGGCTTACCTCCTATGGGTGGCGGCGGGAATGAAAAGGGCCGCCTGGTGAGGCGGCCCGTGGATGGACGCTTGCTGTTGTGGGTTGTCTAGGAGACGGCGGCCGCCTCCGCTTCGACCAGCCGCACTTCGTAGAAGACCAGGAGCATGGCCTCGTCTTCGATGTAGGACTCGTCCTTGGTGTAGGTGAGCCCCAGGCCCACAAGGGCCGCTTCGATGACCGCCTCGGCCGTGGGGTCCTTGTTCTGTGTGTAGAGCTCGACGCGGTAGTCGCGGATGGGCACGTAATTGGTGTTGTCGGCCATGAGGTCAGCCGAGGGCCCGTTCGATAGGTAGCAGACAAACGGCGGGTTCTGGGCACTCCGGAACTGCCGATAGGCGACAGGGTAGCCGGTGGCCACGAGGCCGTCATAGAGGTCGGAAGAGGTCACGCGTCACCCCCGTTCTCGACGATCCGCTTGATGTTGGTGACCATCTGCTCGATCCGCGGCTCGGCGGCCGGAGCCACGTGTGGGCGTCCAGCCACACGCCCGCCCCCCCGTTTGGCGTGCCCGTGCTCGAGGAGGTGCACGAGGCCGGGCATGGCGGCGTTGTGGACGATGCGCGTGGTCACACCCTGCGAGTCCAACTTCTTGACGCGCCAGCCCTTGGCGTACTTGCCGGATGCGCCCACAGGGGACCCGGACTGGACGCCGGCTTTGATGTCGTTGGCAGCGTCGTCGACCTCCCGGCGGATGGCCGCCGAGACTTCATCGGTGTACTCGCGCAGATAGTCGACGACGGCCTTACCAACGTCGGCACCACCTACCGTGCGCGTCATCTAGCTCACCGCCCAGGCGTTGGATACCAAACGCTGCCCGACAAGACGCGTCCACTCCCCGCGCCGGTCCACGCGGATGATCTCGTAGTCGGTCCCGCCCACGCGGAAGCGCGGCTGGTCCTGGTAGTCGATCGCGCGGATCTGATACTCACGCTCCGGCTGGAGACCGGCCCGCCCGGCCTCGTAGTAACTGCTCGCCGAGATGGCAAACTCGTTGGCGTAGACCGTGGTAGTCGTCTCGGCCTCCACCTCTTGGCCGATCGAGTCCTTGGTGTAGGTGATGGCCACCAGAGTTATGACGTCGCTGTACCTCACAGGACCGTGACCGCCGCATCAGTGACCGTGGTCGAGGCGTAGCGCGAGAGGGTGACCACATCGTCGGAGACCGCCTCCGCCTTCGCCACCAAGAGCGCCCCGCCCGCGCCGGCGCCCGCGACGCTGAGCCACGCATCCTCGGCGATCATGGTGTCGTCGCTCACGGTGAGCTCATCACTCCCCGCCGTGATGTCGCCGGTGATGCCGGTCGCGAATGGCTGTTGATATTCCGACGTCATGGCTAGGCGTCCGGCCAGCGCCTGGTAGGACTGCATGTACCGCTCGGCGTCCGGGTTGTCGAGACCGAACTGCGCCTTCGCGTACAGGATGATGGCCTGGAGCACGTAGGAGTCGGGGTCTTCCACGGCTGCAGCCGAGACACCGGAGGTCAGAAGGTCCACCACGGCCGCGTCCACGATGGCATCGATCTCGTTGTCGTATTCGGTGGCCGTCACCCGCAGGGCCGTACGGACACGCGTAATCAGACTCGCACTGGCCACACTGGCCTCCTCATTCTCGTAGGGTGCGCATGGCCGCGGCCCAGCCGGCAAGCGGCATGGTGAGTGGTTCCGCGTCCGCCATGGTTAGGCGCGCCCGCTCGGTCAGATGCACACAGGGCACGCGCCAGTCCACCATCAGCCGGCGCCCGGCTTGCGTGAGACGGTACGTCACGTGCACGTCGTAGCCGATGACTTCACTCCAAGTGCGGCAGTCCATCTCCCGATAGACTGCCGCGCTCGTGAGAACGCAGTAGAACCCGGTCGCGTCCACCGTCTCCGTGTCCCTGCCGGACGGCATGACCGCCTCTTTCTGCACCAAGACGTCACCCTGCCGAACAATCCGCCACACACCCGGAGGCCGGGAGCATCCCCAGCGGCCCACCTCTGCGCCGATGGCCCAGTCGCAGCGATCCAAGGTCTCGGACAGGCGGGCGTACGCGTCCGTCGGAATGAGCGTGTCGTCCTCCAGGAGCAACAGTCGGCCGTCGCTGATGAAGCGCTTGGACGCCTCGCGCATGGCCGCGTGCCGCGCGCGCCGGCGTATGGGCCCGACCATGTCAGGGAGCGGGTTGACACCCGAGACGTGCACGGCCACGGAGCGGAACGGCAGTGCCCGCGCCGCCTTCCCCACGGCGTCGGTCAGTCGTTGGTCTGCGGAGTCGACGTAGGCCACAAACACGGCCTCGGCCATGGGCACGTCCGACGCCGCCAGGGCCCCGAAGAACGGCGCGACCGCCCACGGCCTGGTGAACGGGCAGAACACCGTAAGGTCAACCACGAGCGACCTCGGCGATCACCTCCCGGTATTCCGACTCCAGCGCCGCCCATGAGAGCTCATCCCCACGGGCCAAAGCCATCGCGTAGGTACTCTCCGCGTCGTCGGGCCCCAGCAGGCAGAAGGCGTCCATCTTGGCAGCCAGAGCGTCGACGTCTGCGGTGTGGATGTCGATCTCGCTCCGTGCCATGAACGAGCCCGTCCGCTCGGTGGGTACCAACCAGGGGCGAGGGAGCACTTCGTTGTTGGGGCTCACGTCGGTCATGATCACGGGGATGCCGGAGCCCAGCGCCTCTTGCATGGGCAGGCAGAGGCCGCCGTACTTACGCGGGAGCACCAGGCAGTCGAAGCCCTCGTAGCCATCCCAGTAGTTGGGGATGTCCGTCGTGTCGACGGTAATGCGCGGATCACCGGCCGCGAGCTCGCGGTATTCCTGCCCCCCACCCTGGACCCGCACTGTGAGCGTGGCGTCATGGAAGAGCATCCGCCTGAAGGCCTCGATCGTCTCGCGTGTCCCGTTACGATCGTGCGCGGCCGGACGGCCGGCCACGTGGAGGAAGTCGCGGACGACACTCCTCCGGTGGGCCTTCAGCTTCTCCGTCGCCACGGGCACACGCAGCAGACGCTTGTTCTCGTACGGTAGGTCATCGTAGTGCCACCCCGACGGGAGCGCGAACAGGTCCGGCTGCGGCAGGTGTGGCCGGCACAAGTAGTCGTTGAACTCGTGGTTCGGCTGCAGGATGGTGCGCACGTTCTGGCGACGGGCCAGCTTGAAGAGGTCGTAATTGAGCGGGGTCTCACACACGAACACCACGTCTAAACCGCGCAGGAAGGCGCTCAACTCCGGATAGCGCGGAATCCCCTTGGTGTGCACGCAGTCGAAAGCCTGGTAGCGCTCCGGATGCTGCTGTGTGTGGTTCAGCGGGGACATGTCTACCAGGAGCACCCGATCGGGGCGCATGTGTTCGGCGAACTCCAGCGTCTGGATGCCGAGCCCGGTGTTCGTGGAGTAGGCCAGGAGACCCAGCCGCACGTCAGTACAGCCGCGCATAGATCTGCCCCCCCACGTTGTGCCGGCCGATGATGTGCACGTTGTGCGTCAGGGTGAGCTTGGCGACCATGCGGCCGAAGACCGTTGCCTCCGCCGGGTGAAACTCCATCGTGATATACCGGGCTTTGGCTAGGATCTCTGGAGTAGTGGCGGCGATAATGCCGCACTCAGAGCCTTCACAGTCGATCTTGAGGATGTCGCAGCAGGCAATCTCATTGTCCGCGAATACCGATGCCAGCGTGACGGCGTCGACAGATTCCGTCGGGGCACTGTCAGCCATGAGCCGCGCTTGAGGAGTGAGCTGCTTGACACCCCGCACGAACGACGCCGCCTGCCCCTGCACCAGCTCGGCAGCCCCGGCGGCGGCGGCCACGGCCAGTTGATGCGGCAGCACGGTTGTCTCTAATCCGTTGGCCTGGATATTGGCCGACAGTAGTCGCCAGTTGTCCGACTCGGGCTCATAGGTATGGATGCTTCGCGCCCCAAGAGCAGCGCAGTAGACATCGAAGGCACCAATATTGCCGCCGATGTCTACTACGATCCCGGTGTCCTGGAGATCACCAGGCCCCACTTGGTAGACGTTCTCCACGAACATCTCGCGCAACACGATCTCGTCGGTGACCGTAATGTCGTACCCGGCCTCCGTGCGGGTCAAGAATTCCCACCATCGGCCTTCGAAAAGCACCTTCAGCGCCCTATCCATCAGGCCACCCCCAGCGTACCCATGATCTCGCGCAGCCGGTTGGTGTACGTGCAGTCCGCCCTGACCTTCTCATGCCCGACGCGCCGGATGGCCTCGCGCTCTTCGTCGTGGGTGAGGTAGTGGTCGATGGTCCTCTTGAGCCCGGCCCAGTCGTTGAACGTGTAGTAGGCCAGGTGCGCGTCGGTCAGCTCTTCGTCCATGCCCGTGATGCGGGGGTGTACCAGGAAGCCGCCGCGGCCAAGCACCTCATAGGCCCGGTCGCTGGTGTAGTAGGGATACTTGAAGCCCATACAGAGACTGTCGCCGACGACCACCCGCGTGGAGGCGTAGAGCTCGTTCAGTTCGTCCCCACGCACCAGCCCCAGGCCCTGCGGCCCCCAGTGCTCGAAGCGGCCCCGGTAGGTCTGCCGCAGGAAGTCGATCAGGCGGCGGCGGTAGGGCCACTCGCGGTGGTAGCGGTAGCTGCCCACGAAGACGACGTCGTGGGTGAGCGCCCGGTCCTCTAGGCGACAGTCGCGCTCTACCACGCCGGCGCGAAGGAAGTGGCCCGTGGTCTTGGTGTTCGCGTCCAGCCACTCGGCCATGAGCTTGTCGACCGTGAAGAAGTGGTCGAGCCCCATGTAGTCGTGCCCCTGGTACTCGCGCCACCGGCCGATGCCCATGTACAGGTCCAGGTGGTAGGCGAAGGACGGAACGCCCCGCTCGCGCAGTATGGTCAGCACCTGGGCCATGGGCAGCCCCGGCGTGTCCCAGCCATGTGTGTGCACCCAGAACAGAGCGCCGCAGGCGACGGCCTCGGCTAGCACCTGTTCCCCGGTCGCCTCGGTTTCCTGGAGAGGGACCACCTCTAGACCCAGGCGTTCGCGCATGGTCCACAGATAGTCGTTCTCCGAGCAATACGGCGCCCGAAAGTTGCCCAGAAATGCGATCTTCAACTGTCCCCCTTGGAAATGGAGGGGCGGCCCCGAAGGACCGCCCCGTCAGTCGTTGCCGGGTTAGCTGACCTGTGCCACCGTGCAGACGGTGAACGAGCGGGTGTCACCCAGCCGCGCTTCGAACAGGGTGTAGCCGGCCCAGATCATTTCGCGGGTCTCCACGTTCAGATCCGAAAGGACGTTCGGAGCCTCGAACATGTTGGCCTTGATGACCTTGGGATAGCCGATGTACAACTTGGAATCCGCAAGGGTGTCGTCCAGCTTGACGATGGTTCCGTAGATGCGGCCCTGGATGACCGGGTCGTCCATCTGCGAGGACTCGATGAACTTGGGCCGGCCGTAGCCGTCCTCGACTCCAGCGATCTCGTTCCAAATCGTGAAGTTGTTGGCGTAGCACACACGCGGGCCGGAGCCACCGCCGAGCATCCCGTGCAGCTGGCGGACTTCCTGATCGTCCAGCGTGGTGGAGGTGGTGAGCACGTTGGCGTCTTGAACGTCGGAGTCCAGCATGGTGAACAGGGCCACGTTGAGCTGGCGGGCCAGACGGTCACCGAGAGTATCGATGAGCCAGGTCTCGAAGGCGTCGATGGTCTGCAAACGGGATTTGTTGCTCATCTTGGCCGAGTCGCGATACTCAGTACCGGACATGGTCACCTTAGTGGTGGTCAGCTCCAGGTTGTTGGTAGCGGCCGTGTTCTCGGAGGTCGCGGCGGCGTCACCAGCGGCAACGGCGGTGATCTGCTGGAACTCCACAGCCCCGGTGAAGTTGGTCATCACCAGATCAGCGAAAAGCGCGGACTTCTCTTTGATGGAATCCACGATGCCGAGCTGGATGCCGGTGGGGATGAAGTTCGCGGCCTCGGTCGTGGTGAACGTGTAGGCCGTTTTCTCGTTTTCAGTCAAGTCGCCGAACAGCATGTGCCCGGTCTGCGGGTGCTTGGCCATCATCTTGAGCCAGGCCATCTTAGCCTCAGGCGAGTCCTTGCCGGGGGCGCGGCTCGCGGTGTCCACCTGAGTGGGCTGCGGGAACGTGCGGGCGGTCGGCTGCGGCAGGGAAAGGATGCGGTTCTCGAGGGCGGCCCTCTGCGTTGCCCTGGCTTCGATGCCTTCGCGCTCAGCGATGAGGGCGTTGGCCTCGGCCTCCAAGGCGTCGACGTCGGAGTCGGGCATGGCCACCGCGGCCCTGATCTCGGCAAGGCGGGCGGCTATCTCCTGCAAACGATTCATGATGCTCTCCTTTCGGGCAACAAAAAAGGCGCTTGCGGCGCCTTCGGTTTCCCGGTCTTTTGGTGGCTCGTTAGAGCCTGGTCAACAGTGCCACTGCGCGCGCTCTGCGCTCGCGCATACCATCCGGGGTCTCTGCGACCAGGGATGCTGGCTTCGGCTTGGGGACTCGGGCGAAGTCATCCGGTACGTGGATGCGACCCTGCAACTCCTCCGGCAGTGGTCGGTAACAGGCGGCGATATCAAGGGGTTCGGCCTCTTCGGCCACGAACCCGTAGGCCATGGCGTCTTGAGCGGTCAGCCAGGTTTCAGCGTCCATGGCGGCCGCGAGGTCCTTTCGGCTCTTGGCGCTGTGCTCCTCGTAAACGTTAAGCATGGACTCCTTGATGGAAGCCAGGGCTTCAGCCGCCTGTCGATGGGCCCGTTCGTCCCCCATGGTCACGCCAGACGGATTGTGGATCATCAGCATGGCGTTCGAGGGCATGACGATCTCGTTGCCGGCGAGGGCCACGATGGAGGCGATGGAGGCGGCTATACCGTCGATGTAGCTGGTGACGTTGGCCGGGTGTCTCACGAGGGCGTTGTGGATGGCGATACCGTCGAACACATTGCCGCCATAGGAGTTGATGTGCAGGTCCACCTGGGAGACCTTGAGGGCGTTCAGTTCCGGGATGAACGTCTTGGCGGCGACGCCTTCTCCCCAGAAGTTCTCGCCTATCTCTTCGTATATCCAAAGCTCGGCCGTGCCCGCGGCCTGGTTCTTGAACTCGTACCACTTGCGACCGTTCATGCGGATGCCTCCATACCTAGAGCCTCCGTAGCGAAGGCTTCGGGGTCGAACTCCAGACCGGCTCTCTTGTAGGCCTCGGCAAGCGGCCCCAGCTTTTCCAGGGCGAAGGCCATAGTCACGTCTTGGCCCCGGCCCTTCTCTGCGTCAGCCGTGCGGCGGCGCTGGATGCTGGCGCGCGCTTCCGCCACCAGCGGCGCGAGCATCGCCTGTGGGGTGACCCTGTTCTCGGGCAGTTTGTCCAAGGTGATGTACTCGCCTCGGATAACGCGGGTTTTGCCGTCATCGGCGGAAGGCGGCGCGAGGTTGAAGACCTCGGCGGCATCCTCCAAGGACATGATGCCCCGGTCGGCGAGCTGCTGGACCACGGTAACCTTGGTCTGGTTGGAGGCATACTCCAGCCGGTTCGAGCTGAACATGATGCGGTTCTTCGCGGATATCTCGCGTGGCGTGAAGCAGACGCGGGTAAGCTCCATGCCAAGGTTGACAGCGAAGGGCTCAATGGCCCCTTCGTAGAATGCGTTCCACTGCTCCTCTGTGAAGCTGTTCTGCAGGATGGCCTCGTTAACGCCGAAGTAGCTGTTGACGTTGCCCTGGATAAGCTTCATCTGCGCGGGGCTCACGATCCACGGCTGCGAGTTCACCGGCGTGAGGTTGGCAAAGGTGTTGTCATACACCAGCAGCCCCGTCTTGTTGTCGGCCGCCAGGTTGTCGGCGGCGAAAGCGTCGCGCTTTCTCGTGATGTCCTCGGGCCGTATCTGCCCGTTCACCTGGGCCAGGAAGCGAATGTTGGCCGCCTGCTTGACGGCGTCCTGCATGCCCTCTTCTTGGATGTGCATGACGTCGAGGGTGCCGGTGAGCGGGGTGTTGTTGGTGCCGAAGAAATCGTCCGCGTACTGGTACTTGGTCACTACGGCCACACGGTTCCAGGGCACAGCCGCGCGCTTGCCATTCGTGAACTGATATCGGAGCCAGGGGTCTCCGGTCTCCGGATCTTCCACGACATCGGCTCGAGAAGGCAGGATGGACCAGAAGCCCTGGATGATGTTGCCGGTGAGGTCGTAGAGCGGAATGATGAAGGCCGCGGTTTCAATCTCGAGAATGGTCCGCGTCCGGTAGATGAGCTGCGAGATGTTCATGAGCGGGTTGGCCGAGGTCTGTAGGATGGTCCGCAGGGGAGCGTTGGCAGCCCCGATGACTTCAGGCTTGAGCTTCGATGAATGCGTGGCCAGTGTGTGGATGGCGGCGCGGGTGAGGAGCATCTCATAGACGCTGCCCTGCCGGGATGTGAAGATGGGCTGATAGGCCGACAGCGTCTTGAACTGACTCCAGAATCGCTCGGCCGCCTGCTCATCCTTGGTGCGGAAGATCTTCTGGAATAAACCCACAGACGCCTCCGTCAGTTCAGATCGAGTTCAGGTAATCGTCGCGCCCGGCCTGCAATGCGATGTAGCCACAGGCCAGCGCCACCAGCCCGTCTATGCGCTTGCGCGGGTCGCCCTCTTTCACGAGTTGAATCTCGTTGTTGATGTCGACCTTGACCGAGGCGTTGGAAGCGCACCACATGTCGATCGGGTTGCCGTTGTCGGCGATAAGGTTCGCCTGCATGTCGGCCTTCAGGTCCTTGAGCGGGCCGCTCATGGTCTTCACGCCTTGGCGCACGAGGACCATGCTGTTTTTGCCGAACTCAGCCTGAAACTCAGCCAAGAGCGAGGGGTCGATGTGGTACGGGTCATATCCGATAGAGCGGATGTATAGGTCGCTATCGTCGCGGAGTTCCCGGAACCAATCGAGGAACACGTGCTTATCCACTCGGTTGCCGGGCGCGGCCCGCAGTTTGCCTTGTTGCTCCCAAAGCGAATAAGGCACGCTGTCTCGCTCGCGCCGGTTTCCGCTGTTGGCCCACTCCTCCAGGACCGTCTCGGGCAGCCAGTACATGGACTTGGTGTAGATGCGCGGGTCGATCTCGCCTGCCTGCGGATGGCCCTCTGGGTAGCGACGCATGCAGAGCACCCGGGCTGCGCAGAGGTCCACGCTGTCGGCGGCATCCATGCCCCCGACGCCGTACCGGAATCCCATGCTGGCAAAGTCGAAGCGGACTGGCCGGGTCTTACCCTCTGAGTTCGGGTCAGGCTCCACGCACAGGATGTCCTGGTAGGTAAGCCAGGCCGTCGCCACGTTCTCGATCATGTTGAAATCTTTGACCATGACGGTCGGCTTGAAGCTCGGGTCGACTTTGGCCTTGGCCACGTTGTCGCGCAGGATGCTCAGTTTCTTGATGGGACCCAGGCCGGGGTTTGCCTTGATCCAGCAGGACTCATCGGTCCACTCGCTGCGATCGTCGAGCTCGTAGATGAAGCAGACGAATCGATCGTTCTCGATCTCCCCGTTCAGCCACTTGGTGGCGTACTCGTACTGAGCGTCGAAGATCCCATCACGGATAAACCCGTTGGTGGAGATCTCCCAGAGCAAAGGCTGCAGCCGGGCACCCATGCCCTGCTTGATAAGGTCGTACAGGTCGCGGTTTTTGATGGCGGCGAGCTCGTCGATGAACCCGGCGTGCACGTCCAGTGAGTCGAGCGTGTTGGTGTTGGAGGCCAGTGGTTTGATGATCCCCATGGTGGGTGGGAAGAACAGGTCACTAACACGCTTGTGGAAAACGGCGGCCAGCTCCGGGGATTGGCGCACCATCTTCAGCGCGGAGTCGAATCCCTTGTGCGACTGCTCCAACTTGGTGGCCACGAAGTACGTCTCTGGCCCGAACTCGTCATCGTTGGCTGTTAGGTCCAGACAGACAGCGGAGGTCTCGGTGGTCTTGGCGTTCTTGCGGCCCTCGAGGGTGAGGACCTCTTGGATCTTACGCAGTCCCGCGTCGTCAACGAACCCAAAGATCACTTCGAAGCGCGCCCGCTGGAATAGCTCCAACCTAAGCGGCATTCCGCGCTTGCCGGCGGGCAGGCAGCAGAACTCCTCCATGAATCCGATGTGCCGGTCCGCTACCTGTTGGTCGAAGTGGAACTCGCCGGGATGCTCGTACCAGTCCATGATCCGGGCTGCTACGAGCTTCATCTTTTCGCAAGATGCGATCCTTCCGCCGAGTATGCCGTCCCCGAAATAGGCGCTAAGTGCACCCATGTTGGCCGGCCACGTATGCCATCAGCCGCGCTCCCGGCTTGTCTGCCTGCGGGACCGCGGGGGCAGCGGGGAGCAGCTCGGTGAGCTGTTTGATGGTGGATAGGTAGCGCTGCATCATCGACGTGTGAACTTCCACCTCGGGGCTCTTCTTGGTACCCCATTGGTTTTCGCCGTTCTGGTATTCGGACGTGCAGCCGTTCTCACTGATGTCTGCGGCCAGGTCTTCGAGGGTGATGCCCATGAAGGCAGCCTGATCGATGAGCTTCTCCGCCATACTCAGGCGTTCTTTCCCCATGTCGCGGAGGAGCCGGCGAAGTTTGGTGCGTTCGCGCTTGATGCGCTTGGCCTTGTCGGCCGACTGCTCGGGGCTGAGAGCCATTGCGTATACACCTCCGGGGCTACACCCCCTTCGCGCCACCTTTGGCGCGCTGAAATTTACC